AAACCGCCAAAAACTAACCCTCGATTAACCTTATGCCTAGAAAGAGAAAGTCCGAACCAGTCGGCGCTGGATTGACTGCTAAGCAGATGAGAAGGAAGAAACCAATCAACACTGATTTTCTTGTTGATATTCAACCTCTAACGGATAATCAAAATATTTTATTTAAGGACTACTCTGAAGGAAAGAATATCTTTGCCTATGGTGCAGCAGGTACAGGTAAAACCTTTATCGTTCTGTACAACGCGCTTAAGGATGTTCTTGACGAATATTCCCCTTTCCAAAAAATATACATTGTCCGTTCTTTAGTCTCTACTAGAGAGATTGGTTTTCTTCCTGGAGACCATGAGGATAAGTCTGCCCTTTACCAAATTCCTTATAAGAATATGGTGAAGTATATGTTTGAGATGCCTACAGCAGCAGATTTTGAGATGCTGTATGGTAATCTTAAATCACAAGAAACTATCTCATTCTGGTCTACCTCATTCATCCGTGGAACCACTCTTGATGACGCAATTGTTATCGTTGATGAGTGTCAAAACTTGAATTTTCATGAATTAGATAGTATAATCACAAGGGTAGGTGAGAATACTAAGATCCACTTCTGTGGTGATGCTACCCAAACTGACCTAACCAAAACTTATGAGCGTAATGGTATCTTGGATTTCATGAAGATCCTGGAACAAATGCCATCATTCGCTACTATTGAATTCGGTGTGGATGACATCGTTCGTTCTGGTCTTTGTAAAGAATATCTCGCTACTAAATTGGCACTCGGTATGTAATGTTTAATCATCTTGAAATTGAACTCCCTCGTTTAGAGAGAAACACCATTGATGGTGTAAGATATTATGAAACTCCTAATACAAAGATGGTATCCATTACCTCTATTATTAGTTTTTATAATAGAGAAATCTTCGTCAAGTGGCGTAAAAGAGTTGGAGAAGAGGCAGCAAATCTAAAGACCAGACTTGCTACGAGTCGTGGCACTGATATGCACACGCTTACAGAGAATTACCTTAAGAATAACAATCTCCCCAAGGTAAAGCCTCTTCCTGATTTTCTGTTTAAGATTGCTAAACCCGATCTAAACAAAATCAATAACATTCACACTCTAGAAGGATCACTCTACAGTGAGCAACTGGGCGTTGCTGGCACTGTAGACTGTATCGCTGAGTATGAGGGAGAATTAGCAGTTATTGACTTTAAGACATCGGCAAAACCAAAACCACTAGCGTGGATTGAAGGTTACTTTGTCCAATGTGCTGCTTATGCTTGCATGTACTATGAACTCACTGGCACACCCGTTAAGAAATTTGTCATTATAATGGCATGTGAAAATGGGGATTGCAAAGTGTATGAGGAATATGATAAACTAAAGTACATGAAGTTACTTACCAAATACATCAGAAACTTCGCAGAGTATCACTTAAATGGAAAATGAACTAACAAAAGCTTTGGGCAAAAAATTTATGAATGCCGCAAAGTTTTCTTTGGAGATTGAATCTCTCGTACTAAAAGAAAAGATTAATTACATTGAGGCAATTGTTCTTTTTTGTGAAGAAAATAGTATAGAAGTAGATTCTATTAACAAACTAATTTCTAAACCTTTAAAGGAGAAACTGAAGCGCGATGCTCAGGATCTTAATTTTATGAAAAAGACCACTAGAGCAAAGTTACCGCTCTAAATAAAGCCAGGCAGAGAGGAATGATGTCAGACTTCTTCGATTCAGAATTAGTACAAGAAGAAATTCAAGAAATTAATGAACTTCAGGAAGAAATTTATACTGAAGTGTTTTCGTTTGATAAATTAGATCGCGAAGACAAAATTGAGCACATTGACAAACTTGACCTTCTCCTTGAGAAGCAGAGAATTCTCTACACAAGAATGTCACTCTCTGACGACCCTCGCGCACAAGAAATGCGTGAGAGTGTCCGCAGATCTGCTATCCTGATGGGATTCCCTAAGGATGTTGACTGTGGTGTTCTTTTTGCTAATATGCAGAAGACCCTCACAAAAGTCAGAGAACAGATTTCTTGACACAGGGCGTGGGTCCGCCCTATAATAGACCCGAACACAAGCCAAATCCAATCACAGGCCAAATCTAATGTCATTTGCATCACTCAAGAAACAGTCCTCCCTAGGATCCCTCACCGCTAAACTGGTCAGGGAAGTTGAGAAAACTAATAAGGGGGGTGGATCTTCTGACGATCGTCTCTGGAAACCAGAGGTCGATAAAGCTGGTAATGGATACGCAGTTATCCGTTTCCTTCCTGCTCCCGATGGTGAAGACCTTCCGTGGGCAAAAATGTACTCCCATGCCTTCAAAGGCCCTGGTGGGTGGTACATTGAAAATTCTCTTACTACCAATGGTGGTAAGGACCCTGTATCTGAACTCAATACGAGTCTTTGGAACAGTGGTGTAGAATCTGATAAGGCAATTGCTCGCGATCAGAAGCGTAAACTGTCTTACTATTCCAACATCTATGTTGTACAGGACAAAGCAAATCCTGACAACGAAGGTAAAGTATTCCTTTATAAGTTTGGTAAGAAGATCTTCGACAAAGTTATGGCTGCTATGCAACCTGAGTTTGAAGATGAAGAACCAATCAACCCATTTGATTTCTGGGCAGGTGCAGACTTTAAGATCAAGATCAAGAAAGTCGCTGGTTACTGGAACTATGACAGTTCTGAGTTTGCTCGTCAAGCACCGCTTCTGGATGATGATGACGCAATGGAAGCAATCTGGAAGAAAGAATATTCTCTCTCCGAGATTGTTGATCCTTCACAATTTAAGTCCTATGAGGATCTGAAGAAGCGTCTCAACTATGTCCTTGGAACTGCAACTCCTAAGGCACCTGTTGTTGATGAATCTTTTGAAGATGAGTCTGAAGGTCGTGGGTCTTTTAACGATCCTGACATTACTCTCTCTGCCAGTTCTTCTGCTCCGCAGATGAGTCCTCAAGAGAGTGAAGATGATGCTCTAGCATACTTCCAGCGTCTCGCTGAAGAATGATATAAATATTGGGGAGGGAAACCTCCCTTTTGTAGTTTTTACATTTTCAACGATGGCTTTCACTGGCACTAGATATGTTGTCACCTTTGATGATGGTGATAATACAAATACTAAAAGGGTAGAGATTTTCGCTGAATCTGCTTCTATGGCAGAAGCAAGAATTAAGCACAGATTCTCATCCGCTCAAAATATTGTAGTTGCTGCTGCTTGATAAATGTCACGCAATAAAGTAATTGTTTATAATGGAGATGATGGCTATTGCAATGTCGTCATTCCATCAGATCAGTGTGTACTATCCGATGCCGATATTATCGCAAAGGATGTACCCGCTGCAGAATACTCTTTGATTTCTCACACTGAGTTGCCCACAACAGTATTCAGAAACGCATGGAAGTACAACCACTCAAGTTCAACTGTGGATGTGGAGATTGCAAGTGCAAAAGTGATAACGACACAGATCCTAGAAAGTCGTTATCTAGCAAACGAGAAGGAAAACGAGGAGATAACGAGAGTAGCCAACATGAGAGGCCAGTCTCCTGATCTCATCGATAATCCCGCAGTTCCATATTCCGATATCAACGCTAAGAAAAGCGTTAACGGTTTATTGAGTCTTATCTAGTTCTTATTCTCAAAAGCAATTTTTTGCCTGAGTTTAGTGCTAAACTGAGAAGACTCCTGATATTGCAAGAGATCTCTTGCCTCATTAACGAACGATGTAAGGTACTGTTTCCTCAGTACATTAATCGTTCTTTTTTTATTGTTTTTTCTTACCTCAACTAACCAGTTAGAAACTGCCACAGTTGGGTTTACAAGTTGCCCAGGATTTTCTGGATCGTTGATTCTAAAACTTTGATCAACAACCTGACCACCAGGCATCAGAAGTCTACCATTAGAGTCTCTTATTTCCTTTGTTTCGTATTGACGAGTGGCATTTAAATTCTCTTGATATTTGTCATACATTACATCATATAGTAATCTACTAGACAGAGGCCATTCGTCTCTAACATTGATAATGTTAGCAGTCAGAAGAACAACCCAATCAAAATTTGGATCTCCATACAATACTTGAGAAACATTATCAGGTCTTTGACCATCCTCAATATTGTACTTTCTAAAATTAGTTGCGTTAAAAAATACAGAGTCTCTGATCTTCATACGAAGAAAGAGATTCTTTACTTCTACATATTGTTTCTTTCTACCACCAACTCTATTTGGATTGATGTATTGAAAATTTGGTAAAAGACTGAAATATGAGTTTGACATTAGAAACCTGCCTCGTCAGCATCTACTTGGTCATAATCATCAGCGTAAACTGGTTCAAGTTCAGTAAACGATAAGTTTAGTCTGTAATGAACTGGAGTGCCGTCATCATATGTTGCGTGAATTCCAGACCCAGTGTAATCTACACCAACACTTGTCAGGGCACAGATCTTAAATTTATTTAGAAATTTCTGGTCATCGATACCTTTTTTGTAAGATAACCTGAATACATCTGGTGCTTGTAGAAAACCATTTGCGCCTAATTCTCTCTTCGCTGCAGATGCTATCTTTAAGGTTTTTATGATCTGCAGTACTGCTTGAGATTCGTTCTTATTTCTAGGAGTCAAGTCCCAGTTAAATCCAAATGGTCTAAGACTAACACTGTTAAACAACAGTTCAACATTTTGGTTGACAATTTGACCAGAGGTTCTACCTAAAACATCATTTAAAGAAATTGATGATCCTGCTACTGCATTAACTACAGCGACTGAAGCTTTAGATCTTACAAAATTTCGATATACATCAAATCCACCCCTAGTAGTAGGGATTTGACTTCTTATAAATGTCTCTAAATCTTGGTCTCCCTGACCCGTTAATTTATTCAATCCTATGCCTGCTGCTGCAAGTCCAGTACCAGCAAGTGCAGATAGTTTAGATTCTCCCCAACCAGTTCTATTTACAGTTGAAACTGTATTTGGAACTGGTAAAACTATACTGCTCTTTGCACTCTTTTTAAAACCAAAGACACCCTTAACACTATTACTTGCTGTTGCAGCACCTGCACCTCCTCCAGCAGCTAAAGTTGGCACTCCGCCAGGTTTGTACTCAAGAACCTCTAAGAACATATAATCCGTCGTGGAATCGATCACATCCAACGGATATCTCAATAATTTTGAAGAATTCTTATACATTCTTTTTATTTCCTATTTATGAGGACATTGAGAATTTTGCGTATGATAAAGATCTGGCATCTTCTAGTTCATTTGCCTCAATAACATATAGTTGACTTTGAACCTCTTCCCAAGTGTAGTTTCTTGTCAAATTCCAGTGAAAATTAAATCCAATAAAACCCCACTTCTCTACACCGATACATGCAATTAGTGGGAACTCGTCATATCTTATGTTAGGTGTTTTTGCTTTGTATATAAAAGTATAAAATTTCCCACCTTCAGGAACAATTTCTAAGTTATCTAATACCTCCATCATACTCATAAAAATATTATCTGGTCCTTCAAGGCCAGTAAAATTATCTACAATTGGTTGTAACCTGCTCATACACCTAGATTGTCTTCTGTTAAGATCTTAAATTGAAATAATCTATCTTCACAGTAATCCCTAGCAGCTTTCCATTTTGCTTGATTCTTAGCATACTCAGCAACTTCACGAATATATGTTTTAGTTCGTTGCTTTTGTACCTTAGGTTCGATGCACTGCTTCTTTGGTTTTACTTCTATAATGTATTTCTGAATACTTCCATTTGATTCGCGAACTTTGATGTAAAAATCAGGGAAGTATCTATGAATTCGATTGTCTAGGGGAGAACGGTAGGGGATGACAATCTCTTCACTACCCCATTCCAAAATGTTTTCATTTCTATCACAGTAAACCATGAACTTTCGTTCCCATAAACTGCGATAAATAATATTGCGATGGTCCCCTCGATATTTTTCAATATTGCTAGGTTGAAACTTACCTTTATACGCCATTACAATAATTCTACCTAAGGTATTTAGTGTGAGCATCAGACGCAGTTATCCAAGACCTAGGAAGACTAGCGATATTCTGCCGTTGTTTTCTAAAGTAGCAACGACAAGTCATTATGAGTTATTCTTCCAAGCTCTCCCAACAAAACTCCTAGGACACATTCAATACAAAGAACCTTTGTGCTCTAGAAATTTTATATTTAGAGAGTTAGGATTACTTTGTAGATCGACCGCATTGCCTGGTGCCACATTTGCTACGGCACAGGTGAATGGTCACTATATGGGCAGAACTGAAAAATTTGCACATACACGACTGTATAGTGATGCGTCATTTACATTTGCTGTAGATAACGAGTACAAGGTTCTCTCTTTCTTTAATTTCTGGCAAGAATTTATTGAGAATGGATCTGGTGAGGAGAGACAGAAAAAAGCATTTTACTCTAGGATGCAATATCCTGTTGAGTACAAAGCAAGTACAATGAGGTTACAAAAATTTGACAAAGACCACTTCAGGACGCTAGACTATACCTTTGTAAATGCTTTCCCCTTGAATGTCATACCGTCTGCAGTTTCTTATGATGGCAGTCGTGTTTTAGAAGTTACTGTAACATTTGCTTATGACAGATTTGTGATTGGAAAATTCCTTTCTACAGAAAAAACCGAAAAACAATTGACTAAATTTGACAATCCATACGGTGTTGGTAACGACCCCAGACTTAGAACCCCTGAGGCACGACGCACCCAACAAGAAACAACATCTGGATTTGATGAATATGCATCTCAGGTTATTAATGAACCTGGAATCGGTGCTAACGATCTGCCCAAATCTGTTGACCAAGGATTTGCCTAATAAATAAAATTACTGATTAATATATCATGCCTTTACCAAAAATTGCTGCTCCAACATATGAGTTGGTGATCCCTTCATCTGGAAAAAAAATCAAGTATCGTCCCTTCTTAGTAAAAGAAGAGAAGGTTCTTGTGATGGCTCTAGAGAGTGAAGATCAAGAGCAAATTGCAACTGCAGTAAAAGATGTTCTTACTGCATGTATTCTGACTAGAGGTATCAAAGTAGAGAAACTATCTACATTTGATATCGAATATCTATTCTTAAATGTTCGTGGAAAATCTGTAGGTGAGACTATTGATGTTCTCATCACCTGTGAAGATGATGGAGAAACCAAAGTTTCTGCAGCAGTATCTATTGATGAAATCCAAGTAGTTACAGATCCCAATCATAAGAAAGATATCAAAGTTGATGATACCCTTACTTTAAGGATGAAGTATCCTTCTCTTACGGAATTCATTAACCAAAACTTTACTGGTGGTGCAGATTTAGATGCTTCGTTTGGAGTCATCGTTGCATGCATTGATATGATTTTCTCTGATGAGGAGACTTGGACCTCCAGTGATTACACTGAGAAAGAATGGTTAGATTTTGTTGGACAACTTAGTTCTTCTCAATTCAAAGAGATTGAACACTTCTTCAATACAATGCCAAAACTATCTCATACAATTACGGTCGTAAATCCCAATACTGGAGTAGAGAGTAGTGTTACTCTGGAGGGGTTATCAAATTTTTTCAGCTAGCGATGCTGCATCAGGACATTGTATCTTATTTCAAGATTAACTTCGCCTTGATGCAACATCATAAATACAGCTTGAGTGATATTGAAAATATGATGCCTTGGGAACGAGACATCTATTTGGCACTTCTCCAAAGTTATATTGAGGAGGAGAATCTAAAAGCACAACAAGCTAACGGTATCTGATGGCAGTAGCACAACCACAAACAAGGATGCTCCCGAGTTCTAGTAGAACTGTCGATCAGCGTGACTTGACTGCGGGTGCTTCTGGTGCCATGACTGAGAAGAGATATAATAATCTCAATAGAAATATTATTGCTATTCAAGGCAACTTAAAAGCTATTGCTTCTTTGATTACGCAAAGAGGTGCTCAAGAAGTAGAAGAGGATAGGCAAGAGGTAAGAGCACAAAATGTAGAGCGAGATAGGATATCAAAAGGTAGAACAGAAAGTGCTATTGAAAAGGCTATAAAGACTGGGTTGATGAAACCCATCAAGACCATGC